GCCCGTTCGCCCACCCGTGCTTGATCAACGCACAGCGCGGAATCGATTTCTCGGCGGAGACGGCCGACACCAACGTGCCGGACTGCGACGACCCCGAGGCGATCGCCTGGATAGAGCGCGAAAAGCGGTCGCTGTCCTCGCAGATCTCGGGCGAAGGCGTGCTCAACACGCCGGACGCCGAGGGCTACTTCAACTGGCTCAAGGACGACGATCCGCGCAACGTGCGCGTGATCTCGAACGGGATCACGGGCGCCAACGGCGGCGGCTACTTCTCCGGCGCCTACCACCTCACGGCGTTCAGCGTCTCCGGCAATCGGGGAGAGAAGGCGCAGGCGTCGGTGACGATGCAATCGACAGGTCAAGTCACCTGGGTCGCCAGCGCGTGACGGCGGACTCGTCTAAAAAAGCCGGCGGCGAGGTCGCGGCGTTCAACGCCTACGAGGCGCCCTTCGGCGACGGCGTCTACCGCTTCCGCCTGGACATCGATGCGCTGCGCGAGCTGCAGGACAAGACGGACGCGGGTCCGGCCTTCTTGCTGCACCGGATCGTCACGGCGCAGTGGCGCGTCGACGACCTGCGCGAGACGATCCGTCTCGGGCTGATCGGCGGCGGCGTCGAGCCGATCCGGGCGCTCGCGCTGGTGCAGCGCTACTTCGACACTCGCGGCGGCTACGGCCAGCACCAGACGCTGGCGGCCCTCGTGCTGCAGGCGGCGATATTCGAGCCGGAGGAATTGAAGCTGCCGGGAAAAAAGAGGCCGAGCCGGAGAGGGACCCGCGCGGGCGCCTCCGGTTCGGCCAGCTCATCGGAACCGCCGCCGCAATAGGCTTCACGCCGCAAGAGGTCGGGAAAATGTCGCTGTGGGAGTTCTCCGCGGCGGTGGCCGGCTACGCGCGCGCGCAGGGCGAGGGCGACCAGCCTGAAGCGCCGAGCGCTGCAGAGCTCGACGCCGCCGTCCTCGACTACCACATCAACAACACGGTGCACTGACATGGCGACAGACGTCGAACGCCTGCAGCTGACGATGAGCGCTGACATTCGCGCGCTCGAGCGCGCGATGACGAAGGCGCTGGCCGCGTCCGACAAGGCGGGCGACGGAATCGAGCGGCGGTTCGACAGGCTCGACAAGAATCTGCAGGGCAAGTTCGGCAAGCTCGGCGACGCGTTGAAGACTGCGCTCGCGGGTGTGGCCGTGGGCGCGGTCGTGAAGGACCTGCTGAAGCTCGCCGACGTCTACACCTCGATCACCAACCAGCTGCGCTCGGCGCGCGACGTGCTCGGCGACACCGACGCGGCGCAGAAGCGCCTCGTCAACATCGCGGTGGACAGCAACACCGACCTCGAAGCCCTCGCCGCCATTCTCGGCGCCGCCGCGCGTGCGGCGCGCGATCTCGGCAGGTCCGGCGACGACGTGTTCGCCTTCACGGAAGCGGTCGGCAAGGGCGCAGGCATAGCCAACACGGGCGCGTCCGCCGTCGCCGGCGCGCTCACGCAGCTCGGCCAGGCGGTCGCCTCGCCGATTGCGCAGCTCGGCGAGTTCAACTCGCTCGTCGAGGGCACGCCGCGTCTGGCGCAGGCCTTCGCGGACGGAATCCCGGCCGCCGAAGGCTCGGTGTCGAAGCTGCGAAAACTGATCGGCTCGGGCCAGGTGTCAGGGTCGCAGCTATTCGAGGGGTTGTTGACTCAGCTACCGGTGTTGCGTCGCGAGTTCGCCGAAGCCGACGTCACCGTGGGCGAGGCCTTCGTCAATCTCAAGACGCGGATCACCGAGTACGTCGGCGAGGCCAACCAGGCCACGAACGTCACGCGGACGCTGGTGCCGCTGATCAACTACCTCGCCGACAGCGTCGACGACTTCGCGGACGTCGCGGTGGTCGCGCTGGTGGCGATCGCCGGCGCGCTGACGGGCATCGGCACCGGCGCAACTTTGGCGGCGATCGGCAACGCCGCGCGCGGGATCACCGGCGCAAAAGTGGCGATGGCGGCGACGGGCGTATCGGCGATCCAGCTGGCGGGCGCGAACGGGACACTGACGCTGTCGCAGCGCGAGGTGATCAATTCGTCACGCAATGCGACGGCGGCGACGACGCTCTTCGCCACGGCGAGCCGGCTCGGCGCCGGTGCGGTCGGCGTGTTGCGGCTGGCGCTCGCGGTGGTGGGCGGACCGATCGGCCTGCTCGGCGCGGGTGTGGCGCTGCTCGCGTTTGAGTTGTCGACGTCGAACGACGAAATGCGCCGCAAGGCGCGCGTCACCAAGGAGCTTTCGCCGCAGATCGACAAGATCCGCGAACTCACGCAGCAGCTGGCGACCGCCGAAGGCGAGCACGCCAAGGCGCTGGAGAAGTCGCGCAAGGAAGAAGTCAAGGCGCTGATCACGCGCGCGCGGATGGCGCAGGCCAATCTCGTCCTCGCGGAATCGACGCTGAAGCTCCGCGAGGCGGAGCTGTTTAAGAACCGCTCGTTCACAGAGCTCTCGCAACTCGGCGACGAAACGCAGTTCGGCATCATTGCCGGCCTTGCGATGGAAGAGGGACGGATCGAGAAGTCGCGCAAGGACCTCGTCGAGCTGCGCGCGCAGATCAACGCGCTGCTGCTCGAGATGCAGGCGGCCAACCAGGCGGCGGCAATGTCGCGCCAGCGGCCGCGCAGACGCGACGGCGCAGCGACGGAGGACGCGGCCGACGCGTACGCCGAACAGACGCAGCGGATCGAAGAGGCGCTCGATGCTGCGGACATCGCTGCGCGCGAGGCCGACGACGCGCTCATGGACGCGTTCGACGCGGCCGACGACGTGCGGCGTGCGCTGCGCGACGACGCGGAGAGCTTTCTCGACCGCCTTCCCGGATCAACGCGCGCGGCGTACCGAGAACTTTACGCGCTGCGCGAGCTGATCGCGGCTGGCATTTTCGTCGAACTCGGCCAGGAACAGGCAGCCGCTGAAGCACAGGCGCGGATACTGGAGGACATCGCCTTCCAGGCCGGTCGCGCGACCGAGGCGCTGTCGCAGCTCGAGAAGGTCAAGGGCCTGACGCCGGAAGACGCCGCACGCGCGGCTGCACGGATCAAGCGCGCCGCGCGCGAGGGCGCCGCCCGCCGCGACGAGGACGAGGAACCGGGGCCGCTCTTCCGCGAGGAAGAGATCCGCGACGACCTCAAGAGCGCGCTCTACGAGGCGATGAAAAGCGGCCAGTACGCGGACGTCTTCCGCGAGCGGATCGCCGACGCGCTCGACCGCGCAGCGCAGCGTGGGCTCGACCGGTTTGTGGACGGCGTGTTCGACGCGGTCGGGGGCTTGCTGTCTGAAATCGGCAAGGGCCGCCAGAACACCGCCGGCGGCAAAAACGGCGGCGGCATCTGGGGCGCTCTCATCAAGGGCGTGCTGGAGGGCGTGTTCGGCGGCGGCCGCGCGTCAGGCGGGCCGATCTCGGCCAACCGGATGTACCTCACCGGCGAGCGGGGGCCGGAACTGATCGTGCCGTCGAACGCGGGCTTTGTGATTCCGACCAACGTGCTGGCGGCGCTGCAATCCTCGCCGCGCGCCGTCAGCCTGACACAGCGCACGGAGGTCAAGGTGGCGTATTCGATCGACCTCAGCGGCGCGAACGGCGACGCCACTATCCGCGACATTGCACGCCGAGAGGCGCGACGCGGCGTCGGCGAGGCGCTGCGGATAGCGAACAAGCAGGCGCCGCAGCGGTCGATGCAGTACCAGAAGCTCGGGACCTGAACGGTGACGACGCCGGAGTTCTACTGGCCGCCGAGCCAGTTCACGCCCAGGTCGCAGAAGTGGGCGTTGCGCGGCGCCGCGAAGACCGGCGGCGCGTCGATCGCTGGCATCGTCCAGGCGGTGCGTGTGGACGGCGGCGGCTACTGGGTCGCGGAGCTGCGCGAGATCCGTCTCGCGTCGGCCGACCAGCTGCGCGCCTGGCGCGCGTGGGAAGTGATCCTCGACGGCGGCGCGACGCCGGTGGTCGTTGAAATGTGCGACCCGCGCCAACGACCGGACGTGTTCATCGGTGGGGTGCAATCGAAAGCGCACACCGTGCCGCATAGCGACGACATGACGTTCTCGGACGCCGCGCCTTACGCGTCGGTGCCGATCGCCGCCATGGTGAACGCCCCGGCGGCGCTGCGCGCGACGACGCTCGACATTGTGATCCAAAACGTGACCTTGCGCGGCGGCGAACACTTCTCGATCGACCACCCCGTGCGGTCGCACCGGCTCTACCGCGTGCGCACGGCCGAGGACATCGGCGGCGGGGTCACGCGGATCACGCTGCGTCCGCCGCTGCGCGAGGCCGTCGCCGCCGGCGAGCCCGCCGAGTTCAACAGCCCGCGCTGTGTGATGCGCGTGCTCGACGGCGACCAGATGCCAATCGATATCGAAGAGTTCCGCCGGGCGACGGCGAACGTTGTCTTCCTGGAGCACTTCTAATGTCTGCGGTCGCGGAATTTGCGAAAAGCATTGTCCGACTCGGGGTGTTCTGGCGGCTTGCGACGACGCCCCGCGTGCGGCTCTGGTCGGGCGTGGGCGACTTCGCGCTCGCGCCGGATCTGATAGATATCGAAGGCGGCGCCTACATCGGCAAGGGCTCGCTGGTCGACATTCCGACGCTCGACCAGCTGGTCAACGGCGTCGCGGCGCGCTTCGACTTTTCCATTTCTGCGGTGGGCCAGACGGAGCTTCTCGAGCTGGCCGACGAGGACGCCGCCAATGTGCGTGGGAGTGCGATCAACATCGGGCTGCTGCCCTTCGACGCCGCCGAGCAGCCGGTGGGTGCGATGGTCTGGGTGTGGGAGGGGGAAGCGGATATCGTCACGCTCGACTCCCGGCTCGAGGGCGACCGGCGGATCGACACGATGACGATTTCGGCGGGCTCGCTCTTCACCGGGCGCAGAAGGCCGACATTCCGGCACTACACCGACCAGGAGCAACGCCGTCGCTCGGCCGATGATCGCTTCTGCGACCGCGTGACGCTCTACAGCACGAACTACAACAAGACGTGGCCGAAATTCTGAGCGCGCGTGCGGCGGCGTTCGCCGACGCTGCCGCCGTCCGCCCCTTTCGCTACGGCCGTTTTGACTGCGCGCTCTTCATCGCCGACTGGGGGCGCGAGCTCACAGGGCTGGACGGCGCAGC